GGACCTAATCCAGCTAAACCGCCATCGGTTGATGGTGGAGGAATCGGAGTTGGTGCTGCGCCAACTGCAGGGGAAGCTGGTTTTACTGGAAACCTTAATTAAGTTAGACGTTTCAACAAAGGATACAATAAAGGCACACAAAGATGGCTCTAACAACTGAACAGATAGAAACGATGCTGTCCGAGAGTAGTGGAACAGTTATTCGATTAAAACCAGTACCTATTGGCAGTAAAAGGCTTACTTGGGCTGAAACACTGGAACGTTTTGAATTAGGAGAAAAGATAGAGGAAGATGAAATCTTACCTGAAATTCCAGACGGAGTAACAGCTTCATCTTTTTACAGGATTACAGGTATTTCTCCAACCATATTCTCTGAAAAACCTTTTTCTGTTTTTGAAGAAGACATATCTAGACCTAATTCTTCTTCTTCAGATATTGTATCAACTAACGTACCTTCTAGTGTCTCACCAGAAAATCAACAAAGAACTACTAACGCTCAACGTCTTGCGGAAGATAGTTGGTCTGACTCAGATATTGAAAGTGCAAGTGATTTAGATCCAATGTCTTTTGGTCCTATAAACCAAGATGGCTTCATGGGCTTACTTGGTTTAATTCCTGGAGTTGGGACTTTAATGAATATGGCAAGGGCTGAAAGTCCTCTTAAAGTAGGTATGGCTGTACTAGGAGAAGCGTTTGGAGGAAAGCCAAGCGGTTACGAAGCCTACGCAGATCTACCTGATACAGCAACAGCAGGTAAAGCTTTAGAAAACGGATTTATTACCGAAGAACAGTTTAATGCGTTCGTGACTTATGGACCAGGACATTACTATGCTGACGGACAATCTGCTACTGGAAATAGATACGAAAGAGATACAGACAGATGGTCAGCAGCAGAAGACTCAATGTACAATTTAGATTGGTTAGGTGGTTTTGGACAGACAGATGCTCAACAACAAGCTAGAGACATGGCAGGTTGGTCGTACGGCAAAAATTTCTCTGAAAAAGTAGAAGACATACAATCTCTAAGATTAAATGCAGAGTTTTCAAGAAACTTTGACAGATTTAAAGATCAAAAAGACATGTCGTTTATAGAAAAACTTTTTATGACGGCAAACGATGGCAATGATGACTTTAACGATACAGGAGTACCTCCGTCAGTAATCGGAGAACTTGATGAGTTTGACGCTGACGGTAATAATATGGGGCCACCAACAGATCCACGAGATCGTACATTTGTAACACCGTATGGTTACTTCACTTTTGCATTAGGGCATTTTGGCAATTTGGCGATGAATGTTGGAAAAATGGCTGGACCAACGGATACAAGAGCTTCACTAGCTGCTACAGACGCTCAAGGAAAAGCTATTAGAGCTGGAACTGCTGGCCCTAGATCACCTGTAATTTTAGACCCTGCAAAAGGGGCTAACCTTTCTCCTACAGGTTCAAAATCTATGACAGCTACCTCACAACAAAAAACGGCCGAAGATGCGTGGGCTAAAGCTTTCGAGGAAGAAGAAGTAGGGAAAGAAGAAAGACAGGAACTTTTTGAATTACAAGCGGCAGCGGCTAATCAAGCTTCCATGACGCTTGATAGCGAAAAAATCGGCAAACCTGGACCTGGATATGACGCTTTTGGCACAGAAGACTCTGAACCAGATAGAATAGATGCTGAAAACAAACAAGCATTTGAAGAAGGCGCAGAGTTAGCAAGGACATTAGGTGTCGCCGATGCAGAAAACATAAATCAAGTAAACTCGGATATGTATCATGATGCCTATGATTTTACTGGACCTACTGAACAAGAAGCAGCATCTATGGACCCAAGCATGGGTTGGTTGGATTTTGGAGGAATGGAAGCTCCAAGCGCATTCGCTACTCCTGGTGTTGCAGAAGCACTGCAAGAACAATACGCTCAAAATGTTTTGGACAATGATACAAGCTACAAAGGTCAAACACTAGCTGCACCTGCTGCTGCACCTGCTGCACCTGCTGCACCAGTGTACAGTTATGATGATTATGATGGCGATTTTGGTGGTGCTGGCGATGCTGTTGGCGCATCAGATGCTGACTCTGATAGTTGGGGCGACATGGGTAGCGATGATGGGTATCTGGCATCAGGTGGTCGCGTAGGAATGCAAAAAGGTGGTGAAGCACCGCAAGGCGCAGAAGCAGAGATGGCTAATCTCGGCATGGTTAACGAGCAAGCTGCAGCACCACAAAACGGTGGACAACAATCAGTGAAAGATGACGTACCACGCGAAGCAGATTCAGGAGATTATATCCTTCCTTACGAGACTGTCCTCGAAGTAGGTCTTAAACAGCTTAACCGTTACGCAAAAGAAGCAATACAGCTTGCCATAAAGAACGGCGTAAACTTAAAGGGTACGGACCTTGATCCGACAGATGATGTTCCAATTAAGATAAGCAACTACGAGTACCACATACCTAAAGGACTTGTCCCTTACTTTGGTGGCGGCAAAAAGTATCTGGACAAGATACGTGACGAAGGACTTGCACTACGTAAACGCCTAGAGGAAGAGAAACAACCTACTGCTCAACAACAGCAACCAATGCAACCTCCAGCACCACCTCAAGAGGCTCCACCGCAAGAAGCTATGCCACAGATGGCCGAAAATATCAATCCAATGGCTACAGCAGATCAAATGCCCCCAGAACAAGGAGCAGCACCTCCAATGATGCTGGCTAAAGGTGGTTTTGTATTAGACCCAGAAGAGGCTATTAAGTCTGCAGAGCAAGCTCTAGTTAGTGACACATCACAACCTACACAGTCTGCTTACAATCAAGTTCAAGCTATAAAACGCGCAAGTGGACAAGGACAACAACCGCCGATGGTTGATCCAAACGGTCAAGTAGTACAACAAGGTTTTGCAGCACCACAAGGTTATCAAGATGGTTCAATGGTTGAAAACTTAGACATTGCTCAAGGTGTAGAACCAAAAGCAGAACCGCCAATGCCAGATTGGGCTAACAGAGCATTAGATCCTAAGACTCCTGTTCTTATGGATGAAGAAACAGGTGAACCACAAACACTTCAGACCGTAACTGATGAAATTAATGGAATGTTTCATGTGTATCCTACAATAAGAATGATTGGTAAAGAACTGAAACGGTACAATCCAGATGAAGCTTTGTCTATAACTATGAAAAAGAAAGATTCTATAAAGTTTAAAACTCAACAAGAAGCAGATTCATGGGCGCAAAACCTTTCAAGTCAAGTAGGAAAATTACGTGACCTTCAACAACCTAAGATGCCGTCAGAATCAATGGCATTGCCAATGGCAACAGTTGATGAACAACCAGAAAGTGAAGAAGGGATGTTACCAATGATGTCTGGATCTGATTCTGGTTTTATAGAACAACAGCCAATGCAGGTAGAATAAAATGTTAATGCGTGGAGAATTTATAGAGTACATCAAGCTTGTAGAGAATGGTGGTAAAGCTGGCTTTGACGGTGAAACGTGGTTTCCACATCCTTCGCCTGAAGGTGGCAATGACACAATAGCTTACGGTCACAAGTTAAAGAATGACGAAGCTTGGATGAAAGAGGGTGTATCAGACAGTGATGCTGAGAACCTACTTATAAGCGACTTACAAGTAGCAGCCGAAGGTGCAAACAACGTTATATCAGAGTTTGGAAGCGATGACTTTGATGCACTGTGCCAAAACTGCCAAGAGATATTTACAGACTATGTGTTCAATCTAGGACAAGGTGGCTTACGCAAGTTTCCTAAGTTTGTAGCTGCAACACTAGATCACAACGCTGAAGTAATGCAACAAGAATATAAACGCTATTACCGTAACGGATACGGTGAAGCAAAAGAATTAGAACATCGTAATGCAGAGTTTGCAAGGATGTTCTTCTAGTCAATGGCTACCCATATAACATGTCGTTATTGGCCCCATTGCTAACCTACCGTTGGCTACCCATGTTGTTACATGGCCCCACGAAAGAGAGGTAAAATGACTGCCCGTACTGAAACTGATACTTTAGAAGAGGACTATAACGTTAATCTAGAGCCTACCCCATACGAAAATGAGTATAGAGGTGCTTTAAGCGACTCAGACGAAGAAGACAACATTGAAGACCCCATAGATATGGCTACTCCTCAACGTAAGAAACAAGGTCTGGTTGAAAAGAATGCTACTAACAAATCTGATGCACACGACTATAAGAAGCGTTATTCAGATTTAAAGAAACATTACGATACTAAACTTAACGAATGGAAACAAGAACAAGAACTACTCCATGCTGAGTTATCAATGGCAGAAAAGTCTAAAGGCTTGCCAGAGCTACCTAAGAGTGAAGAAGAACTTGAAGAGTTTCGAACTAAGTATCCAGATGTTTATGATGTAGTGGAAACTATCTCCTCGTTAAAAGCAAGTGATAAAGTCAAAGAGATCGAAGGAAGACTTGAAGATCTAAAAGTTAAAGAGCAAGAAGCGATTGTTCAAACTGCTGAACAAGAACTATTAACCTTGCACCCTGACTTTGAAGCTCTAAAAGAAAGCCAAGGATTTCTAAACTGGCTTGATGAACAACCTCAGAATATATCTGACGGGATATATAAAAACAATACTGATACTAAATGGGCCGCTAGAGTTATTGACTTATACAAAGCTGATAATGGACAAGTTTCTCAAACGAAGTCACCCAAACAGAATAGACAATCACCAAAGAAGGCTGCTGAATCTGTAACAAAGACTAAACAACGGCGTTACATTGAAGACCTTCAAGATGATACAAAAGTCTGGACTGTTTCTGAGATTTCTAAACTTAAACCTCAAGAGTTCGCTTTAGTCGAGAAGTCTATCGACAAAGCAGCAAAAGAGGGAAGAGTTGTGAACTCTCTGTAAAGATAATAACTAAACCTTCTTGTGGAAAAGGATAAAGCTTATGGCTTATTCAACTGCTGCAGGTTACGAAAACCTACCAAGTGGTAATTTTGTACCTGCTATCTACAGCCAAAAGGTTCTCAAGTTCTTTCGAAGATCATCGGTAGCGGAAGCAATTACCAACACCGACTATTCTGGAGAAATCGAGAACTTTGGCGACACCGTGAACATAATCAAGGAACCAACGATAACGGTTGCTTCTTATACTCGCGGTTCTACAGTGAACACTCAAGATTTGGCAGATGACCAGATCCAACTCATTGTAGACCAAGGCAACTACTTTGCCTTTAAGGTTGATGACATCGAAGAGCGTCATTCACACCTTAACTTTGAGTCTCTTGCAACTTCTTCTGGTGCTTACACCTTGAAGAAAGCATACGACTTTAACATTCTTAGTGAAATCTATTCCAGTGCTTCAACAAGTGCTGCTGATACTGGTACAGATGGATCTCCTTTAACTGGAGCTGCTACTACTCTTACAGGCGACGAACTCGCTGACGTAATCAGTAGTGCTGCAAAAGTTCTAGACGAGAATGATGTCCCTTACGAAAATCGTTGGTTAGTAGCCGACCCTGAGTTTTTTAACGTACTACGTTCTGCATCTGCAAAGATCATGGACGCTAGTGTTACTGGAGAATCAGGTTCTGCCTTACTCAACGGAATGGTAACGGATCGTATCATACATGGTTTCAAAATGTACCAGACTAACGCTATCGTTAACGGTGGCGCTGCTGTTGCTGCAAACCATACATTCGCATCAACAAATGGTGGTGAACATATTTTCCTTTATGGTCATATGAGCGGAGTTGCTACAGCTTCCCATATCGCTAAAACGGAAGTCATTCGTGACCCTGATAGTTTCTCTGACATTGTTCGTGGTCTTCACGTTTTCGGACGTAAAGTACTTCGTGGCAGTGGCACTGGCTATAAGGCTGTGTTCTCTGGCGTTGCTGATCTTGGTTCATAGGAAAGGATATAAATCATGACTACTTATAATAAAACGGTTGCTGGAGGCGGTACGGTTGGACATCCATCTAACGCTGCAGTACCGTACGTGATGACTTCCCTTGTTGTGGACACTGTTGATGGTGGTGGTGTTGGTGGAGATGTTATTCAATTACTTGACATTCCTGCTGATACTATGATTATTTCGGGTTGCTTAGAAGTACTTGAAGTACGGGGCAACGGTCAGGTCACTATGGATATTGGTTTTACTGGCGGAGATGTGGACTGTTTTCTTGACGGATCTCCTCTTGCTGCTGGTTTCAGCCCATTCCTAGAAGCTGCTATTGGTGCCTCTGGCGCTAACGCACGTATCTTGACAAGTGCAGATACTATTGATGCTCTTGTTTTAGACGGTGGATCAACTGGTGAAACAGCATTGCGATTTCGCATTCATGTTGTGTTAGCGGATATTTCCAAAAACCCAACTGAAACTGCTACAGTATCTACGGGTACTTAATCACTTACTAAACAGTTTTGTGGGGTTCTGTTTAAAAACCCTACACTTTCTTGCTTTGTTCAACTTATATGTGAAAGAATTAATATGTTTATTAAGCTGCTTACTGACGATGAAATACAGACTTGCTTGAATGCAATTACAAAAAATACCTTTGAAAATGGCAACAAGTCACAGCCATTAAAAGAAGTAAAACAAAATAAAGAATCATTAAGTGTACCAGAAGACATTCGTAAACTAATAATCAACAAGATATACGATGCACACTATGTAGATTGTGTCTACTGCCCAACTAGAGTTTCAGTTAATTATTACAACCAATACAAAAAAGATGACTACTATAATCTTCATGTAGATAACTTTAAAGCTCACCCGAAATCAAACAACGTACACTTTGATTACGGCTTCTCAATAAACTTAAACGATGATTACGAAGGTGGAGAAATATACTTCAACACAGAAATTGGAACCGTAGGACGAAAGTTAAAAGCAGGTGAAGCTGCTATCTTTCCAATTATATACACGCACGGTGTAAAAGAAGTAACAAAAGGAATAAGAACAAACGTTCTAGGATGGTTCTCTTCCAACCTGTCATACGAACAATCTTTTATGTTAAAGAACATGTACGAAGTAAACCAACACCTAGCAAAAGACGATAACGATATATTTGTAAAGTCCGTTCTTGTACAGAACTACCTAAAGAAAGAATGGGGTAAATAGCCTTATGGAGATAATAACATGGCAACTCTGAGTTATACAACTCACTTCACTGTAGACATTCCAGATGATGACACACACACCATCTCTGGAGGAAGTACTACGGCTACTGATTCAATAACTGTAACACACTACTTTGATAGGCGCTACAGTATAACTGATACTACACTTACTGAAGTATGGAATGATACTTTGTTGGCAGACTTTGACTTTCTTTGGATAGAGTCGGATCAGGCTGTAGAGATACAGCTTATGTGTAACGAAGGTGGAACAGTATCAGGAAGTAATCTTGAGAATGCGTGGGTTGTTAAACTTGCTGCAGGTATTCCTTTTTGTCTTGCTGATGATTCAAGCCGTAACAGAGGCGATGTTGCAGGAAGCCTTAGTGAAGTAAACTATCTTGCAGAGAACGATACATGGGAAACAAATTGGACTGCAGATACAATAGATCGTATTGAATGTTATAACGGATCAGGAAGTACCGCTAACGTGCGTGTATTTGCTGCAACTTAAAAAAAAAGGAGAAAGACTATGGCTGAAGAAGAAGCTGGGCCTATATCTATAAAAACTTATACTGGTCCTACTAGCGCAGACGATGCTAAAAATCATATGTTAAGACTTATGACCGAAGGTAAGAATGCTTCTATAACAGGAGATGAAACGGGTCAAACTGTTGTTGTAAAATCTGGAAAACTATCTCAACAGCAACAAACTCAAGCTAGGAATACTTTACTGCAGAGAAAAATGGATGATCCAAGCATACAAAAAGAAGCGGATAGCGAGGCAGTACTTACTCCTCCTCCAGAAACACCTTTAGTACCAAAAAGAAGTGGCGGTGCTGTGAAGAAAAAGAAGAAAGCTTCTAGCAGTTACATGGGCGGTGGCAAAGTCTATCGTGGAAGACCATACGCTAACGGTGGCAGAGTAGCAAAATATAAAGGCTAGTTAGTATGGCTCCACGGCAAAAACCTATAGCACGTAAAAGATGGAAGTGTTAAAGCATGAATTACCTCACACTTGTAAATAATGTTCTTAGTGAACTTAACGAGATTGAATTAACGGCAAGTACCTTTACATCTTCTAGGGGTGTTCAGTCGATGGTCAAGAACGTGGTCAATAAAGCAATCAACGATATTTATAACTCTGAAATAGAGTGGCCTTTTTTGATAGCTACACAAACAGATAGCTTGATTGCAGGTACGCAAGAGTATAACTTTCCCTCAAACTTTCGCAAAATAGACTTCGACTCTTTTATGTTGCTTCCGAAGAATCTTGTTACTAACGGTACGTTTGACTCTAACTTGTCTAACTGGACAACAGTTTCAGGAAGTCCAATAAGAGTAGAAACAACCTCTTCAGGTGTGAGTGTAGCAGGTGCGTTACGACTTACTTCTGCTGAGATAACTCAAACACTTCAGACAATTATAAACAAAAAGTACATTGTTCGAACTCGTATCTTCTCTAACGATGTAACGTTAAAAGTTGGCACAAGTTCAGGTGGAACACAGAACCTTAGTACAACATTAAGTGTTACTAATACTGGGGATGGTGAGTGGCAGACAAGTTCGTTTACTGCTACTGCTACTACAACTTACCTCGGATTTGCAGAGTCAAGTGCAAGCAACGCAGAGATTGACACAGTAGAAGTTGTAGAAAATGAAACTCCACGAAAGCTTCAATACATATCACACGATGAATGGTTTGATAGCTACTCTGAAACGGATCTGAATCAAACGTCTAAGAATCAGTTTTCTATGCCAAACTATGTTTATGAGACTTCAGATGAAAAGTACGGAATATCTCCGATACCTGATAGAGTACTAAGCGTAACGTACAAGTACTTTCAGACACATTCTGATCTTTCAGGGTACACAGACATACCTTCACTACCCACACGCTTTCACGATACCATTGTTAATCGTGCTAAGTACTACACATACATGATGAGAGCCAACGTTGCAGGATCAACGTTAGCAGAAAAAGACTATCTTAGCGGCATAAAAAGAATGCGTATAGAACTCCTCAACAGAAAGAACTATATGTACGCTAAAGGATTACGTTCATCAGGAAGATTCTTAAAGGTTAACACATAAGGAATATAAAGATGCCTCCACCAAAGAAGAAAAAGATAAAGTTTATACGAAATAAACAAGGTAAGGTAGTTTCAGAGGGTGTGCAACAAAGCGATGCAATAAGACGAGCAGATGTAGAAGAGAAAACATCTTTAGCTGAAGAGAAATCTAAACGAAAGCAAAGAAAAACGATTCGTAGAGACAGACCCACAACTGTTAAAGCATCAGTAAACCGTGCGCTAAGTGTGTTGAAGCCATCAGATCCAGAGATTCCGAAAGAACAAAATTTAGATAAAACGAAAACTTATAAACAAAATGTTTTAGAAGATAAGATAAAATATGACGTTAGAGGTAGCGCAGGTCAAAAACCTAAAGTTGAAACAAAAAAGAAAATAAAAAGAGAACTGGCAGCACAAGCAGCAAAAAAAATAGGTACAAAAGCTTTATTAAGAGGCATTCCCATTGTAGGTGCTATTGCTGCTCTTCTTGAAAGCAAACCTGCTTATAATAAAGGCGGCACAGTATATCGTGGACGAAATTATGCAAATGGCGGCAGAGTAGCAAAGTATAATAAGGACTAAGAATGCCTCAAGTAACAGAACCAGAATATATCTCACCATACGTTGTTACAACATCAGGTGGTTTAGTTCTTGACAGGGACGTTTACACAATGCCTGTCGGAGCTTCAACTATTCTTCAGAACTTTGAACCTTCTGTTAAAGGTGGTTATCGTAGGCTTGACGGAACTACTAAGTATTCAAGTGTTTTGGTAAACGGTGCTGTAAAGGTACTAGGAGTCTCTGTATTCGCTAACGGTGTACTAGCTGTAGCAGGTACAGCAGTTAAACACGGTACAGGAGGTGTATGGTCTGCTGTTTATACGCAAGCAGCTACTCCAGTTCGACCACGCTTTGAAAAGTATAACTTTAACGGAACAGATACAATTGTATGGGTAGATGGAGCCAATGTTCCAGCAAAGTGGACAGGCTCTAGCACAGGTACGTTACTTAACGCTACTGGCGCACCAGCAAACGCAACCTCTGTAGCAGCTTTTAAGAACCACTTGTTTTATGCAGGAACTTCTGCAGCAAAACAACAGATACAATATACTGTTCCATTTAGTGATACAGATTATACGGGAGTAGGATCAGGCAACGTAAAAGTTGATACAGAAGTAGTTGCATTAAAATCTTTTCGTGAAGACTTGATTATCTTTGGCAAAGACCGTATATACAAGCTATCAGGAAGTTCGAGTACAGACTTTGCTGTAGTTCCTATATCTCGTAACGTTGGTTGTAGCGATGGCAACAGCGTACAAGAGATTGGTGGTGACGTTATTTTTCTTGCACCAGATGGCCTTCGTACAATTGCTGGTACGGCTAGAATTGGCGACGTTGAATTAGGAACAGTCTCTAAACAAATACAAGAACGTATCAACAGTATAGGCTTTGACAATATATCCTCTACTATAATAAGAAGTAAAAGCCAATACAGATTATTCTATCCAACAACAGGTAGTGCAGAGTCAAGCGCCAAAGGTGTAATTGGTGTTATTAAGTCTAACCCTCAAGGACAGATAGGTTGGGAATACTCAGACTTAAAGGGTATTAAAGCTGCTTGTTGTGATTCAGATTTTATAGGAACAACAGAGACAATTGTACACGGAGGCTACGATGGATATGTATATCAACAAGATTCAGGAAATACTTTCTCAGGCACTAACATCGATGCCATATATCGGTCACCAGATCTTACAATGGGTGATGCAGGTATACGAAAAATTATGCAACGTATTAACCTCAACTTTGATACCGAAGGATCTGTAGACGCTTCGTTATTTGTGAAGTATGACTTTGAAGATAGCAGTGTTCCTCAACCTGCAGCTTATAGCTTAACAACTCAAAGTTCTGCAGCAGTATATGGTCTAGGCACATATGGTATATCAACATACGGCGCAGTAGGTATCCCTATTGTACGACAAAGTGTAGAAGGAAGTGGTTTTACGGTTGTAGTGAAAGTGGAAGATTCTTCTGCTAATCCACCAATCACATTAAAAGGATTTGAGTTAGAGTTTACTCCAGGAGCGAGAATGTAATGACAGGTTATTCTTCAAGACAAAGTAGTTATACTACAGGCAATGTAATTAATGCTGATGATTCAAATGATGAATTTGATGCCTTAATAACTGCTTTTGGCACAAGTGGACACAATCACGATGGTACAGCAGGTAACGGTGGCGCACTATCAAAGTTAACTGGTAGTAATGCTATTACGTTTGGTGCAGCAACAGCAGATACAGACATTACTGTAACGTTTGATGGTGAAACAAACGATGGTGTATTGTTATGGATGGAAGACGAAGATTATTTCAAGTTCAATGACGATATAATGCTTGTTGATAACGAAACATTAATATTTGGCACTGGTTCTGATTGGACAATAAAATACGATGAAGCTGGTGATGACGATCTTGTACTAACAGGATCTGACATAAGCATTGAAAGCGCTACTTCTGCCAAACCTGTTTTAAGCATATTCAACACTAATGCAGATGCAAATGGTGGAACACTTAAATTTAACAAGAATAGTACTAGTCCTGCAACAAGCGACATTGTAGGAAATATAGACTTTGTCAGTGAAGATGCAGGAAACGCTGTAACTACTTACGGACGGATACAGTCTACTATTGTTGACGTAACCGCTGGAGGAGAACAAGGAGGAATAGACCTCTATGTTGCAGAGTATGATGGTACGCTTACAAAAGGTATGGCTATCGCTGGAGCAGCTACAGATGGTGACATTACTGTAGACATTACTACACATGATGGGTCTGCTGGTGGTCTTAAACTAGGAGGTACTCTTGTAACATCATCTGCTACAGAGCTAAATCTTCTAGATGGAGTGACTTCGTTAACAACTGGTACTGCAATACTAACAGGAAGTACAAATAATACTATTCCTACTGTTACTGGTTCTAACGCAATATCTGGAGAAGCTACTTTTACTTATGACGGTTCCGACCTAAAGATATTAGAAGCCGTTAATGATGGTAATCCTTCATTTTCAATGGGTGGTGCAGACGCTGAAAAAGGCATGATACAGGCAGTATATGACTCTGGCGCACAGACACTTGACTATCTTGAAATATCTACAGCAACAGCAGATGGTGGTGCAGATGCAGGAAAGATACGATTTGACGTAGACGGAACTGATATTCTAGATATTGACGATGGTGGTGTAACGTTTACAAACGTATCGGCTTGGGAAGTTGGAGTTGCGCCTACTACAAGCTCAACTGCAGGAAGAGCATTAACAGTTTCTGCTGGTTCTTCTGCTACAGGCGCTGCCAATATAAATGGCGGTGATCTTACATTATCTTCTGGTGGTGGAGATGGTACAGGTACATCTAAGATAGATTTTAAAACAAAAGCTAACGGAACAGACGCTGCAGCTTCTACAATGCAACTATCTGGAGCTGGTGTTCTTACATTAAGTGCTGGAGGTGTAATCGTACCTGACGATGGAGATCTTGGATCTGCAAGTGCTACAGACGCTATTCAGATATCAGCAACAGGTATTGTTACCTTTAAAGACGATATACTTATAAAAGATGGTGGTACAATAGGTGTTGCAAGTGCTGTAGATGCGATGACTGTTAGTGCTACAGGTATAGTCGCCTTTAAAGACGATATAACAATTAAAGATGGTGGGACTATAGGTACAGCTACAGATCCAGACTCAATAACAATAGCTGCAGCAGGAGGTGTAACTTTTTCACAGAATGTTATAGCTAATGGAACATTAACAGGTAGTGCAGTAAAAGATGAAGACAATATGGCTAGTGACTCTGCCACACATCTAGCATCACAACAAAGTATTAAAGCCTATGCCGATGCAAATGCAGGAGCAAGTTTAGGCATCGTTTTAGCCCTAGGAGGATAATTTAATGGCTGATGTATTAACATCAACTTTCGCAGACTTAACTACCAGTGATCCCACTGTGTTGACTGCTGGAGGTGGTGAAACTTTAACAATAATAGGATGTAACATATCAAATGTTCATGCCACTACAGCCGCATGGGTAACAGCAACGCTCTATGCAAGCGGAGGTGGATCAAACGCAATACTTTGTAAAGAAGTTAACATACCAGTGAATGACGCATTTAATCCAATAATGGGTAAGTTAATTATGACGGCTGGAATGTACTTAAA